CAAAGTACTGGCTTTCATCTGATTGGTATCTTAAATCAATAGTACCGCCTGACACATAGTTTGTAAATCCACTTGTATCATATGCCGTTGTTAATGCTGAATCAGTAAATATTTCAAAGGTTGTTGGTGTTAATACTTTGACATATTTAATTTGATTATTAATTTCAGTCATACCAGTTACACTTGCAAACCTAACTTGGTTGCCGTTAACTAGTCCATGATCAGTTGAAGTAGTTACTACAGGTATTGTAGCTTCTGTAATGTCTGTAATATTTTTCTGTTGTAATCCAGTGTTTTGTAATGCAACCTCAACAAAGTCTCTTAACTTATTAAACGATGCAACTGTTTCAGTAAGCTGTGATGTTATAGCTTTTCTACCACTCACACCTGAATAGTATCTTTCTGCTGCTAAACGTGTAAGAAAGTTAGCATTTAATCCTCTATTAATATCTAATGCTATTGCATCAAGTACTTTACCTAAATCTCGTTTACAAGTTTTAGTATTGTACACATAATTAGGATATGTAAATTTAATAAAAGCAGAAACTTCATCAATAAGATATGTTCTGTTGTTATCTATAAGTTTACGTGCTTGTTCGTAAACAGGTGAATTTACTGCTGAAGTAGTTGTAGTAGAATTAGTAGCACCATTGTCTTTAGTAATTGTTTGGAAGTAAGGACCTGCTTCTACTGGTGCAGTTTTAATTAATTCTTCTGCTCTACGTGCGGCCGCATTTACAGTTCTAAATGCATATGAATAACTTGTACCTTCTTTTCCTGGAGGTACTCCAGCCATTGTATCGTCACCAGTAGTACTTACAAATAAATTTTCTGGTGAACTATAACTTGTATTATCTACATAAAATTTTGTTGCGGCTTGTAAATCTTCTTTGTTTGTTGAAAGTCCTGCAAGGTCCCCTGGATGGTCGTGCAATGTTAATGCACCAGTCATTGTATCGCCTTGACGTCTAGTTATTCCATCTCTCGGAACACCAACGTCTGATAAGTAAAAACCTTCTAAGGTAGAATCATATCCTGCATCAACAAACGAGTGGACGTCATCTGATGCAATACTACCTGTAATAAAAATTCTACTAGTATCTGCCGCTGTTTGATCGTCTACTATTGCTTGAGCTTTTGTTGCATGTACAGTAAATGTATTATCATTTTTGTATCGTAAGAAATAAGTAGTTCCGCTGTCAAGGTTTGTTGGCTCTGTATCTTCTGCAATAAATTTGAATGGCAATCCGTTAATAGTAGTATCATAACCATGACCAACTACTTCTGGGTTACCACTTACATATCTTGAAATAGTAAGCGTGTATCCGGTAGCATTGGCTGGTTCGCTTTGTAATCTAATAGGTAAGTTAGAGCTAATATATCTTGTGTCAGCATAACCTTTAGAAATAACTAAATCATTGATAGATATGCTAGTACCATGTTGATTGTTAAAGTCTGTAACTGCCGCTTCTGAAACTGAAACATTACCAATAGCTCTATTCAATGCGTCTAATGGCCCACCCATTTGTGGTTTTGTATCGTCTGCTACTTTTGTAAACGCACTGGATATAATTAGTTTTCCGCTTTGACTATAACTAAATGTAATAGTATCTGCGGCATTTGAATCTAATGCATTATTACTTGCAAGGGTAACAAGTTGTACATTTCCGCCAGTACTATCAACTAACGGTATTGTGTTTGGTGTTAAACTATTTGGTGTGTCACTTAGTGTTGTAAAACTAATTTGACCGCCTTGACCAAATACTGCGTATAGTTCTGTAAAGTTTTCATTGGTTTTCTTAAACGACTCACGAATACTATCGCCTGTACCGTCATTACCCTCTACACCAATATTAATTCCTTGTCTTGCCATCTTAGTTGAGCTCCGTTATCTTTTCATTGTTTTGTTCAACGCTAGTCATGTCAAAGTTTACACTTACTCCACAACCACATGCACTTTGAGCATTTGGATTATTAATTACAAATTGTGTTTGGAATACGTCTCTACTATAGTCTATTTCAGATCCAAACAAATACATTAAACTAGTAGAATCAATAACAAGTTTACCATCTCCACAGTTAACTATTTCGTCATTAACGCCAACATCATTTTTTTCACACATATCCCATTCGTACTCAAACCCTGCACAGCCACCGCCTTTTAAACCTAAATGTACTGCGAAATGCTTAGGCTCTACACTGCATAGCTCGTTTATCTTATCTTTAGCTGACTTTGTTATAGTAATAGGTAACATATGTGCTCCTTAATTATATGTATTTATCGGATCGTTTTATAATCTTAATGTAAATATAGTTATGTATATTAAAGAATTCAAAAAAAAGAGTTGGCATGAACGTGCAAGTAAATGCGGACATAAACATAGGTATGTACGCGAAAGCACATATGTTGTTCTAAGATGTGACAACTGTGGTGTAGAGTTTGAACGTGCAAGAGGTAGTATGGATCCTAAAAGAATATCAAACAATTACTTTCATGTATGTAAGAACTGTGATGCAAAGGTATTTGCACAGAAAAAAGGCATTGAACGTAAACAAATTTGGGATATGCCTGCGTCCAGTGCCTTAGATATCAGCAAAATCTAGTTTTCTTGTTTCCAAATAGTCCATGCACCGTATGCAATAGCGGCATATGCGGCTAACTTAGCAAAAGGCCCTGCAATTAATACGATAACACCAACAACAATTAGTGCGGCTCCGTCCCAAGATGTACGTTCATCTAATCTATTTTTAATCCAGTTTCTCATATTATTCTCCTATTAAGAGTTCATTTTAATGTCTCTTATATGCATATTTAGTTAAATATATACTGCCAACGCTAATATTAGGAGAAATTATGTTTAATTGGTTTAAAAAACTTTTGGGTTTTGGAACAGTAACAAACGTTGTAAACGAAGTGTTACCTGAACCTAAGCAACCTATTAAAAAAGTTGCAGTAAAAAAAGCTGATCTTGCAAAATTAACTAAAGATAAACTCGAAGCATTTGCTAAAGAGAATTACGAAGTTGATATTGATAAGAGAAGAAAGAAAGACGACTTAGTTAAAGAAGTCTTTGCATTATCTAAGAAATAGATTTTAAAGAATTTAGTTTATTAATAGCAGATTCACAGCGAGCCAGTTTACGTTCTAAAACATTAATTGCGCCTCGCTGTTTCTTTATCTGCTCTTCTAAGCTATTTACATATCGATGACTAGGAACTCTTTGTTCTAACCCATCTTCTGATACCATTACGAAATGATCAACACCTTGTCCTTTAAGACCACCCGCTATGCGGTTAGGATTTTTTGTTGATACGTTTTCATGCGTTTTCGAGCTTACGTTCTTGCTGTTGTACATTCTGTTTAAATAGTTCATAGTGTTCCTTTGCGTCATAATATTTATACAAGTCTATACTTGCTAGATTTTTACATTTAGATTCACACATGATATCTGCATAAGGTAAAAATGACAGTGCCCAATCATTAACAAGTTGATTAGGATAGTAATCGCTGTGAGCTCGTAATTTAGCTTTCTTATAACCTGCCTCTAATAATGTATTCATATCGGGCATAGTGTCGTGTGCAAAGTCTGCAGGTAGATGTTCGTCTCTACTGTAAGAATAATGTATTGCTGGACGTACACCACGCCACGAATCTATTACGCGAGTAAATCTATCGTCGGTGGGTAATATGTATTCACCTTCACGGCACCAGTGATGGTGTATGTCAAGTACGAGAGCACAGGTGTCGACAAGTTCAAGACTTGCGTCGATGCCCCATTTGTTCTCGTCATTTTCGATTGTAATCGTGTTTCTCGCTTCTGGAGAAAGTCTCTTGTTGACAACGTGCTTGATACCGGCTGGACCTTTACGACCGGATATGTGGACATTGCACTTGAAGTCTTGGAATGTTTGGCCGTAGCCCATCCATCTGATGCAATCAACATGATATTCAAACTCCTCTATTGATCTTTCGACGATATCATCGTTGTCACTGGCCAGTACTGTAAACTGACCGGGATGCATCGATAATCTGACATCGAGGGCTCTTGCTGTTTCTCCGACTTTTCTAAATGCTTTTTCAGCGAATGCACGTACATCATTACGCTTCCAATAATAACTCCAATCAGACTGGGTATAAACAGGAAGCACATCACTACCCAATCGTACCATCCGAAGTTCAGGGGGAAGTTCTCCAACATATTTTATTAACCTTTCATATGACGCAATGTTATGGACCATAATGTCCCATAAGCGTTCTTCAGCAACGTCGCGTGTCTGTCTATTCAGCCACTGTACAGTAGTGCTTCGAGTATTTAGCGGTCGCTGTATTTCCTCAAGTAATTTCTTTTTTTGTGTTTGGTCAGGATGCATGTACTTACATGCAAAGCCTATACGTTTAATGTCCGTGTCCAAAGTGTACCCCAGTAAAATATCCTATTACTAATGACAATGGTATAATAATTAATAAATCTGTTAACCAATGTAGTGCGATAGCAAGAGATATAATTTCTTTCCAGTGTAATTTGCATACATCTGCCCAGTGTTTTATACGTTTTGTTATCATAAATTTTTCAATAATTTCCATGTTTCATTGTAATCTTTTATATTATAACACATTCCTAAGTCCTTGTCAATGATTTCTTTTTTGAGAGGATAGTCATTTCCTGCAGGGTCCATTCTATCTCCAAAGAAATGTATTTCATCTCTAGGATCAAAGTCAACTAGAATTTGACTTTTATCTTTACCTTTGGGTGAGATATCAATACCTGTTTCTCCTCCTGGTCTAGCAATTAAATGATCAAATTGGTTATTAAATAATTCTGCAATTATATTTCGTTCGTTATGTTCTTTATCGTATTTTACATACAGTTTACGTTCACCTAATGTAGCATTACGTCCTACAATACTAAAGTTAATCATACCGGGTCGTTCTTCAATGTGTAGACCAGTGCGTAATGGAAAAGAACTTTCTTCTAATTTATCTTCTAACCACGATCTTTCAAATAAAGATATTTTCCATTCATCTGATCTAATATGTGTTTCACCTTCCCAAATATCACTACCTGAACAGTTGTATACACGTTTAGTAAGACTATAAATTTCCTCACCTATCTGTTCTATAGTTTTTTCTTTGTCGCTTCCTGTAACAAGATACACATCATTCTCAGCACAGAAGTTACTAAAGAACACAGCAAAGTCACTGTCAATTACTTGACGACTTGGTGTTAGTGTACCATCAACGTCAAATATATAATGTTTTTTTACTTCCAATTTTCTACTACCCATGGGTCATCACAGTTATGAGGATTAGGATCTCCATGAAAAACACAAACCTTACATGTTTCGGGAGGCTTACAATGTTCTACTATTTTAAATTTTCTATCACCTCGCATACCGCCTGGTAAGAATTGTTTGTCTCTTCTAATTTCCCATTTCCAACTTAGTATCCAATCATCAGGCCAATAAATTGCATTTTTATCAGCTTCATACAACCAATCCTGATCTCCGTGCATACGTTTCATAATATTTACGGCACCTTTTTTAAAGCCGGTCCATACATGATCAAGTTGTCCTGTATCAAATCTAACAATACTACTATTGTACTTTACCCAGCTAGGACGCATTTTTCTAGTAAAGTCTCTAATTGCACACCACCTGCCTGGTTTGTATGTAAACAGCTCGTCTATATTGCCACTTAGAATTACATCTAAATCCATATATAATATTGTACCTTTAATAGGTAAGTCTTTAGAAAACATATAAGGTTTGCACCACCATCCTGTAAGTTCGGGTGGCAATGGGTGTGTAACAATATTACCGTTTAGTCCTTTTGGATCATCAGTTAAACAAACAAATTGATAATCAAGAGTACAGTTACGACTGACCATATCGTATAATCTATTAACATATTCTGAAGAATACTTCTTTCCGTGTTTTAAACTTAACAGAAAATATTTTGGTTGAGTAGCAGGTACAATAGTTATACCTGCTTTCTCAGCTTTTATTTTATTTTTTCTTGCTTTGCGTTCAGCTTTTGTTTCGCCGGCTGTATATGTCTTAGCCATCTACAAACGACATCTTCTGTACTTGAAAGGGTGTATAGATAGCACTATTTGCACCGTGTTCGCTACATTCAACTGACTCACACCAACAACGGTTATCTGTTCCTTCACGTATCAGTTTGTCTGCAAATGCCCATGCATGTTCGGCAAATTTTTCTGCACCAACACCGTCAAAAGTTCTAATTTCTGCTAGACCTTTTTCTTCTAGAGCTTTTAGTGTTTCAAGTTCTGGGTCAGCAATATCAACTGCTGTCTTGTGATCAAATGAATCTTCAAGCCAAGCCTTCAAAGGTTTTAATCCTCCAAAGTCAACAGCCCAATTTTTTTCATCTAATTCTCTACAACCAAATGTAAACTTAAATGCTAAACTGTAACCATGTAGTAGGTGACAGTGTGAATGCATTGCTTTGGGTTGACGGAACACTGCTGAAAGTCCTATATTGTGTCCGTATGTTTTAGTACTGTAGTATGCCATATTTTTCTCCTATAAAACGGCGGAGTATTTTAAGAGGGTCGACGTATAAGTCCTCTAGTGTTAATAATGTGTTTATTATATTATAAATTGTCCACAATGTCAAGAGAAACATTTGAAAAAATCCAGTTATCGGGCAAATTCCAATCTTTTTTATTGTAGATAGTAAATTTTGTATTTGGAAAACATTCAAATATTTTGCCAATTTGATAAATCCAATATCTAGGATCAACTGCATTTTTGTGTGAGTCATCATATCCGTGTGTATTTTTATAAATGTTATTTAATTTATTGTCTATACCATATAAATCAAATCCGACTAGATCAACTTTATTGCTCTCTAAAGCGCCTATCAAAATAGCATACGGTCCACTACCCCAATGAAAAGGATCGTCTGGTCTATTACTTCCTTTATAAGGTAATTCTGGTACAGGGACAACAGGATAACTAAAACCACTAAGCCAATCTTTGCGAGTATAAATTACTGGCTTATATTCTTGCTCTAATGCTTCTTTAACCATTCTGCGATCAACGCATACTAGGTAATCAACAGGATAGTCTCTAAGAACTGCATTACAACCTATAGTAAGATCGTAATCTCTACTCTTTAGGCTTATGTTCTTTCGGCTTTCTCCGTTTCCTATTACTAGACAGGCCATTTAAATCCTCTTTAATACTTTTTACTTCTGTACTTATTTCAGTAAACTTATCTAATGTGGTTTGAATAGATGTAAGGACATCTCTAATAGATGCCATTGTCCACCACCACCATAATATAGTTATAGAGAAAAATACACACGTTAAAATAATTGACAGTTTTGTATAGAACTCGTTCCATCCAAGGTAGTCTGTTAGTAATAATAATGCTAATGAAATAAGGGGGAGAGCACTTGCAAGTATAACCCATATACGATATTGTGTAAGTCGTTTAACTAACCGGTTGTCTTTTCCTAGCATTCATGATTCTCACTACTTAGATATTTGCCCAAAAGCATTCCACATTCCAGGAGTACCTTCTCTTACACATATCCATCCAACGTAACCTGACGGTGCCGGAGCATCATTCCATATTATGTCACCTTTAGAATATGTTCCTGAAGTAGGAATATTATTTGCAACTTCAAATTTTTTGTTTTGGAATCTTACTGGGCCGCTTGTAGTGATACTTGCATCTTTGGAATAATTTTTAACTCCAACACCAATGCTGTTTTTTATTCTAACATCTTCGTAAATGTCTACTGTGCCGTTTTTGTCAACTTCAATTCTTGTCGTATCATCAGTGATGATTTGTAGGTTACTAGTTGACCAAGTACCTAATTTAAATTTTTTATCTTCTGTTGGATCAATAACAAATTCGTGATCAAGAGATCTAATTGCTAATGCTCCATTAGGATCTGCACAACCTAAACCTAATCGTTGTGTATCACTGTCCCAATATACAAAGTTATCAATATCAACATTGCCATCTACACTAAGATTTTCTAAAGTACCTACTGTTTGTAAGTTACTTCTTACAACTGTATTGCCTAACTGATTTAGTGATAGAACTTCAGTATTACCTATACTAAAATGTCTATCTCTTTGTAGGTCTACAATTTCACTTGAGAAAAGCCTATCGGGTTTTGATTGTAGTGTAAACTGTTTAGTAGTTCCTGATGATGGCCATATTAAACCTTTACCAAACGCTGGTTTATTTCCTTCGCTTAAGAACTGTAACGGTTCTGTTCTTTCGTTTCTTATGTCTGCACTAATTTCATTTACGTGTAATTTAGTAGCAGTTATTTCTCCGTCTACAGTTAGTGCGCCTTTGATGTTTAAACTGTTTTCTACGCTATTAACATGCATAGCAGTAACATGTAAACCGTCATTACTTACAGTTAATACAGTTTTGTTTGCTTTATCGTCAATACCTACACTAGAAAAATTAGTAATCTTTCCACCGTTAATTTTATTACCTGATATTGCTCTATCAAGCGGTTCGGGTGCGACTACAGGCTTGTTCAGTATCTCTTGTAAGGCATCGCCTACACTGTTTAAACCTTCGCGGAAGTTCTGTGTAATCTCATCATTAGTGCTCATGTAAGTATTTATCAGATTGTCTTCAGGAGTATAGTTTCAAGATTTATACGCCCGTTGAGCTTAGTATCTGTAGTTTTTATATCATCCATGAACTTACGTAGTGCTACTTTACCTGCACCTTTAAACTCTTTTAATTGTTCTTCAGGCTTACGCATTGTCTTTTGTATACTTTCTTCTTCAATAAATCCAATGATAGTAGTACCTTTTACTTGTAGTCCACTACCTGGTCTTTGCATTCTTTGCGGATCTGGATCTTTAGCAACATATTTTCCTATCTTTCGAGTCTTAGTATTAAAGACCCAAAGCTCATTTGCGTATATAATGTCTGCAGGATTAATACTTACTAGATTATATTTGTCATCTTGTTTTTTATATTTAAGTTTAGCAACAAGTTTTTCTGCACTGTATACTTTTGCTTTACGTGGCCTGCGTGTTGCTTTAGCACTTTCAATTATCATATCACATGCAACAAGAACTTTATCGATAGCATTACCCCATAACGTCATTTCTTTTTTAGTTCTATGTGAATATCCTTCTTTTAATTGTTCCCACATGTCTGCTGTATGCTCGTCCATCTTTTTAAGCTGAGCAGGAGTAGGCATGTTTAACCAGTCATTAATTTCTTTCCACTCTGGTTGGAAAATGTCTTTGATCTTTCTAGCATGAGCTTGTGTAACTTTCATCTGGATGAAATGTTTTTTGATATCTAATCCGTCTATTTTAAATGTTTTTGGATCTTCTACAAACCCATCTAACCATATATCTATTTTTTCACATGCGGAATATGCCTGTGCTAAAATTCTGTCTTGAATAGATATTACAGGCTTCTTGGCTTCTTTAGCTATTTCTTCATCTTTTTCTTTTTTAGCTTCTTTACCTGTATCAATAGCAATTTGAATACGTCTTTCTAAAAAGTCTATACTAGATTTAAGTTGTCCACTAGTACCTGGAAGACTATCCCAATATTCAGATTCTTTGTTGCTTAGTCTAGGAGCACCCATCATATCCATACGAGCAACAATACTTGCCGTAATGCTTAATGCATGATTAGGTGCGGCTTTGACCCATCTAATTTGGTCTTCAGTATACTTGTCAGTTTGCTTCATCCATTCGTATACATAATCATACAAGTCTACACGTTTAAAGTGTTCATAGTACCAATCATGTGTATGACGTCTAAAGCGATGTATTTGTTCGCCTGACCATTCTTCCCAGCCTTCCCAGCTAGGTTCTTTGAGTTTGGCACCCCTTTGTAACCGCGGAGCGGCTCTAGGTTTTCTCTTCTTAACTTTCGGTAAGGCCAATTTTATTCTCCTAAAAAATTACGTCTACAAAGATTATATAGCCATTTGAGATAAAAGTCTACTTTTTTTGACTTAACTAAACTTTTTCGCCTGCGTCAAATCCGCGGAATGTTTTGAATCTTGGAAAGCGTAAACTGTACGTTCCATCTTGATTTTGTGTGATAGCATCTGCTCTTACTTCTACAAGTTGACCTGGGATATTATCGCGACCAGTCCAAAACTCATCACGATTAACATCACTAAAGCCACTACCGACATTAACATTAATTTTCTTTCCGTCATCAGTTCCTTCACAAACAAATGCACCAAGTCGTCCTTCATTTCGTCCTGTTCCTTCTTCAACATCTTTAACCTCCAATGTCACTTCTATAAATGGTTTAGCCTTAAGCCAAGCGTGAGTTCGTTTACATTCATACGGAGCATCAATGTCTTTGATCATAACACCTTCATAACCACCGTCTACAGCCGCTTTATTAAGCCCTACAAAGCGTTCTTGTCCTTCTGTGGTGTCTAAGTCTACCTCTTCCCATTCAAGTGCTTGTACGTGCTTTAAAACGCTTCTATGATCCTCTACCCAGTGCTTAGTAATTTGGCTTCTAAAGCTCTGTGGCTTATCCCAACTACCGTTTTTAAAACAACCTAAAGGAATAGTATCAAACAAATGTAATACTGCATCATCGTTTTGTACATTGTCTTTACGATGTACCTGTTTCATTAGATCCTGAAAGTTTGCACTCATTACTTCTCCGTCTAGTACTAGCGGATAAGGTACAGGATTTTCTTTAATTACTGTCTCAATCTCTTCAATAATGTGTCCAAAGTTATGAAACTGTTTTCCATTACGACTAAACATTTCTACTTTGTCGCCTTGGATAATAGTAATAACTCTTACACCGTCTAATTTAATTTCAATTTGTTTTTTGCCTACCATCTTCTTTTCATGGTTAGCTGAGTCATGTGCAAGTGAACAAGTAAAAGTAGGAATAGCATACTGTGGAAATTTTTTAGCAATCTTGTTTACAGTCTTTTCTGATACACCGCAACGTAAATCTTTTATTAAGATACGTCTATAAAACATATTCCATTGTTCTGTAGTAGCAACACCCATTGCAAGTTCAATTGCATCACGTGCCGCATGACCCGTAAGTTCTCTTGCAATAAGTTTATCTGCAAGTTCTTTGAACACATTCCAACTTAGTCCTTGTCCTGTAAGTATATCTGTACGTTCAGGTACCTGCTTTACGCCAAATGTAACAAGTGGATCAAGTGCCATCTGGACACCTTCGAAAAACTCGTCTAGTCCTTCTTGCATTGCTGATTGAATTACTGCTTCTTTAGCAAGACGACTATTGTCTAATTCTAATTTTTCAATTACTTGTTGTGGTTGTGTTCTCATGTGTGCCTCTGTATAAATTAATTATGTTTATATATTAGCACAGTTTGTGTAGTATGTCAACTAAAATGGTAGTCCCGGGGGGATTCGAACCCCCATCGCTCTCTAATCTGGAGACTGTGCCGAGTATAAGCCGGGTGTTTTACCGTTAAACTACGGGACTATTTGGCATAGGTGGAGGGAATCGAACCCCCATTAACTGGTTTGGAATCAGTTGTGTTACCATTACACTACACCCATAAAAAAAGCCCCTAACATTATTAGTGCTAGGGGCTTATCTAAAATAACTTTTTTTATAAAGTCATGTCAAGACATACCCCTTTTTAGTGGCCAACATATTATTCGTATTGTATTAGTCTTGATCATGTATCTATTCCTTCTAGTATAAATTTACTATACACTCGTTATTTAACAAAGTCAACCTTTTTTAGGGTCTTCCGGACGATTTTCTTGATCAGGATGCCAGTGAGTAACATCGCCAGTTAGAAATCCGTAATCACAATAGAAGATA